CCCCCGACCCCGGGATGATGAAGGGGCTGAAGGAAGCCACCGCTGTGCTCAAGGATCTGGCGGGCGTGGTAAAGACCCTGAACGATCAGGGCACAGAACTGGAAGGGACAGAGTGCGGCGTGGTGCTGCTGCCGCCGGTGGAACAGGAGGAAAAGGCATGAGCAGGACTGAGCGTGCAGTCATCGTGTGGAAGCCGCAGCCCCGGCAGCTGGAATTTATGCGCAGGCCGGAACCGGAAGCGCTGTACGGCGGCGCGGCGGGCGGCGGCAAGAGCGATGCACTGCTGATCGAAGCGCTGCGGCAGGTGCACATCCCGCATTACCGGGCGCTGATCCTGCGCAAGACCTACCCGCAGCTTTCCGACCTTGTGGATAAGAGCCAAATGTATTACCGCCGGGCTTTCCCGGAGGCGCAGTACAACGCCACCTCCCATGTATGGGTGTTTCCCAGCGGGGCGAAGATCTGGTTCGGCTCTATGCAGTACACCAAGGACCGCACCAACTATCAGGGCAAAGCCTACGATTTTATCGGCTTTGACGAGCTGACCCATTTCACTTGGGAAGAGTACAGCTACCTGCTGAGCCGAAACCGACCCAACGGCCCCGATACCCGGGTCTACACCCGGGCCACGGCCAACCCCGGCGGCATCGGCCACGGATGGGTGAAGGCAAGGTTCGTCAGCCCGGCCCCGCCCGGCACCCGGATGGTACAGATGGTAAAGGCCAGGGCTCCGGACGGACGGGAAATCGTGCAGCGGCGGACCCGGATCTTTATCCCCAGCACTGTGTTTGACAACGCGGCCCTGCTGGAAAATGACCCGGGCTACCTGGGCACGCTGGCTGCGCTGCCGGAAGCGGAGAAGAAAGCCCTGCTCTACGGCGACTGGGACAGCTTTACCGGGCAGGTGTTCACCGAGTGGAAGAACGACCCGGCCCACTACGACGACCAGCGGTGGACACATGTGATCCGCCCGTTCCGCATCCCGGGACACTGGAAGATCTGGCGGGGGTACGATTTCGGCTACTCGAAGCCCTTTTCCGTGGGGTGGTATGCGGCGGACGAAGAGGGCAGGCTTTACCGCATCCGGGAGCTGTACGGCTGCACCGGGACCCCCAATGAGGGCATCAAAGCTGACCCTGTGAAGCAGGCAAGGATGATCCGGGAAGCAGAAGAAAACGACCCCATGCTCCGGGGCCGCACCATTCTGGGCGTGGCCGATCCGGCCATCTTTAACGAGAGCCAGGGCGAGAGCATTGCTGCCATGCAGGAAAAGAGCCCGAACTTTCTGCACTGGGCTCCCGGCGACCACACCCGGCTGGCGGGCAAGATGCAGTTCCACTACCGGCTGGCGTTCCAGGCGGATGGGCGGCCCATGCTGCAGGTGTTCAACACCTGCAAGCACTTTATCCGCACCATCCCGAACCTGGTATACAGCGAGAGCAACGTGGAGGACATTGACACCGACCAGGAGGATCACATCTACGACGAGTGTCGGTATGTGCTGATGGAGAATCCCCTCAGCCCGCCCCGGACAGAGCCGGTGCAGCCCATGCCGGATGACCCGCTGGAGCTGGGGAAGAAAGCGAGGTTTTTTAGAGTATGACCGACGTGATCGGCACAGAGCAGGTGGCGAAGGCCACGGCGCTGTTACAGAGATACAAGACCGGCAAGGCGGCGCTGGACAAGCGGATCGTGGACAACGAGCTGTGGTTCCGGATGCAGCACTGGGCCAACTACCAAAACGAGATGATGGAGGGCAAGCCCAAACCTTCCAGCGGGTGGCTGTTCAACAGCATTGCCAACAAGCACGCGGATGCCATGGACAACTACCCGGAACCCAACGTGATGCCCCGGGCAGCGGACGACGAGCAGACCGCCAAGGTGCTTTCCAAGATCCTGCCGGTGCTGCTGGAACAGGCGGAATACGAGCAGGTGTACAGCGACACCTGGTGGCGCAAGCTCAAGCAGGGCACCGGCGTGAAGGGCATCTTCTGGGACCCGGGCCTGCGGAACGGCGTGGGGGACATCTCCATCAAGAGCATGGATCTGCTGATGATGTACTGGGAGCCCGGCGTGATGGACATCCAGGACAGCCCCAACCTGTTCAGCCTGGCGGTGGCCGATAACGAACAGCTGAAGGCCCAGTACCCCCAGCTGGAAGGCCACACCGGCAGCACGCTGGAAGTGGCAAAGTACATCCACGACCAGAGCATTGACACCTCCGACAAGAGCGTGGTGGTGGACTGGTACTACAAAAAGGCCCGGGAGGACGGCCCGCCTCTGCTGCACTACTGCAAGTTCTGCAACGGCGTGGTGCTCTACGCCAGCGAGAACGACCCGGCCCTTGCTGACCGGGGATTCTACGACCACGGCAAGTACCCCTTTGTGTTCGATACCCTGTTCGTGGAAGAGGACAGCCCGGCGGGCTTTGGGTACATCGACGTGATGAAGGACACCCAGACCGCCATTGACGAGATGAACGCAGCCATGGACGAGAACGTGAAGCTTTCGGCCAAGGCGCGGTACATCATCCAGGACGGGGCAGGCATCAACGAGAAGGAGCTGGCCGATTTCAGCAAGGACATCGTCCACGCGGCAGGGCGGGTGACGGACGAGACCCTGCGGCCCTTACAGACAGCGGGGCTGGCGGGCAACCTGATCACCTACCGGGACGCGAGAGTGGCGGAGCTGAAGGAGATCAGCGGCAACCGGGATGTTTCCCAGGGCGGCACCACCAGCGGCCTGACTGCGGCTTCTGCCATTGCGGCGCTGCAGGAGGCTGGCTCGAAGCTCTCCCGGGATATGCTGAAAAGCGCTTACCGGGCCTTTGCAAAGGAGTGCTATTTCATCATTGACCTGATGCGGCAGTTCTACGACGAGAGCCGGGTCTACCGCATTACCGGCGACAGCGGCCAGCCGGAGTATGTGCGGTTCTCCGGGGCAATGCTGCAGCCCCAGCCGGTTGACATGATCGGTGGGGTGGAGCTGGGCAGCCACGAGCCGGTGTTCGACATCACGGTATCGGCTGCCAAGAAGAGCACCTTCAGCCGCCTTTCCCAGAACGAGACGGCAAAGGAGTGCTACCAGATGGGGCTGTTTGCCCCGGCCAACGCTGACGCGGCGCTGGCGGTGCTGGATATGATGGACTTTGAGGGCATCGAAAAGGTGCGGGAACGGGTGCAGCAGAACGGCACCCTGTACACCCAGCTGCAGCAGGCCATGGAGCAGCTGCAGAAGCTGAGCGCCATCATTGACCAGCAGAACGGCACCAACATGAGCGCCATGGCCGGGGCCGCTGCACAGGCGGCCGGAACCACGGGGGGCAGCAGCGGCGGACAGACCACCGCAAAGACGGCGACCAACGGCCTGGGGGCCGTGGTGGGCGGCGGAGGCAACAGCCTGGCCACCCAGGCGGCACAGCGGGCCATGAACGTGAATAATCCGAATAAGTGACCCTCTTAGCGCGCAATGCACCTGCGGTGCAGTTGCTTGCAGCTCCCACAAAGGAGGGAGCCCTGTTTAGAGGAAATTTTGGAAGGAGCGATAGAATGATCCAGATCACTTACAACGAGATGGGAGACATGATGTTCCTGCGGGCCGAGGGGCACGCGGAGTTTGCACCCAAGGGGCAGGACATTGTATGTGCTGCCGTGAGCGCGCTGATGCAGACGCTGGCGTACAGTCTGGACAGCGGGACCGTGACCTGTGCCGATGACCGGAACCTGATGGTGGTACAGGCAAAGCAGGGCACTGACAGCCTGGCAAAATTTGAGCTGGTGACAGACGGTCTGATCCTGCTGGCGGATGCCTACCCGGAGCATGTGCGGTACATCAACCTGCACGCAGACAAGGCAGATGCCATTGATCTGCAGATGTTTGCAGACGGGGGCACAGGTGCCAACGGGGACGGAATGCCCTCTCAGTCCGCTGGCGCGGACAGCTCTCCCAACGGGAGAGCCAACGCATCTGCAGGGGCAGCGAACGGGGAAGGCAATGCCATTGAGCTGCCCGCCCTGCGGCCGGCAGAAGAGCGGCTGGCCCGGCGGAGCGGGGTGCTGAAGCGGAGCAGCCGGGAAGAGGGCTCACCCTCTCAGTCGGCGCAGAGCGCCGCCAGCTCCCCCGAGGGGGGAGCCCTTGGCAGTGAGGAAAAGTCTGAGCTGGACGAGGAAGCGGCAGAGAACCAGAACGAAGCCGAGGGCAAGGACGGCGAGGAGAAGGGCGAAGGCAAGACCAAGAGCCCGGAGGAGCGGCGGAAAGCCTTTGGTGAGCTGCTGCGCGGAGAGTATGCCGACCTGACCGAGGAGCTGATGCAGAACGCCGTGACCGAAGCGACCCGGCGGCTGGAAGCAAGCCCGGCCATGAAGGGCCTGATGCAGGCGCTGCAGGAAAAGTACGGCACGGATGCCAACGATCTGGTGGCCCTGACCGAGGCTGTGCGGAACGGCGCGGTGAAGGATGATGCCTACTACGAGAAACTGGCCATGGAGAAGGGCGTTTCCACCAAAACGGCCCGGGAGCTGGACAAGCTGGAAAGCCAGAACAAGCAGCTGACCGAACAGCAGCAGCTGATCCAGCAGATGGAGCGTCAGCGTGTCCAGCAGGCCCGCATTGCAGAGCTGCAGGCCGGATGGGACCGGGAAGCGGAGCAGCTGAAAGCCCAGTATCCCGACTTCAACATGGCTGAGGTGCTGGCGAACCCGGAGGTGGAGAAGATGATGCGGTCGGGCGTTTCTATGACAAACGCCTACCGCAGCGCCTACTTTGATCACATCCTGAAACAGCAGCAGGCCGCCACGGCCCGGCAGGTGGAGCAGGGCGTGGTGAACCGGATGCAGCAGCGCAACGCCCGGCCCGGCGAGAATGGCACCCGCCCCGGCGGCGCGGTGCAGACCAAGATCGACGTATCCCACATGAGCCGCAAGGAAATGGAAGAGATGGAGAAGCGGGTCATGCGGGGTGAAGTTATTACACTTTAACAGGAGGAAGCTATGAAAGACAAGACCATGAAGCTGGATCTGCAGATGTTTGCAACGGCCAGCACCCAGAACCAGAACGCCACCAGCGCATCCGGCATGAGTGCCGAGATGAAAACCTTTTACGAGAAGCGCCTGATCGACCAGGCAGAGCCTGCCCTGGTGCATGACCAGTTCGGCGACCCGTATCCCATTCCGGCCAACGGCGGCAAGAACATCGAGTTCCGCAAGTATGACAGCCTGCCCAAGGCCACCACTCCGCTGACCGAGGGTGTGACCCCGGACGGCCAGACCATGAACGTTTCCACCGTTACCGCTGAAGTCAAGCAGTACGGCGGCTGGGTACCCATTACCGACACGCTGCAGCTGACTGCAATTGACAACAACATCGTGCAGGCAACCAAGATCATTGCCAGCCAGGCGGGCCGCACCCTGGACACCATCGTGCGTGATGTGCTGGCGGGCGGCACCAACGTGATCTATGCGCCCAAGATCGGCGAGGGCGGCGCGGAGACCCCTGTGACCAGCCGCGCTACCCTGGACGCGACCTGCCAGCTGACCAGCGACCTGATCGCCCGTGCGGCCACCCAGCTGAAGGCCATGAACGCTGACCCCATCGGCACCAGCTTTGTGGGCATCATCCACCCTTATGTGGCCTATGAACTGCGCCGCGACCCGGACTGGATCGATGTGCACAAGTACGCACAGCCGGACGAGATCTACAACGGCGAGATCGGCACGCTGCATGGTGTGCGCTTTGTGGAGACCAGCGAGGCAAAGATCTGGAAGGGCACCGGCTGCCCGGCGGGTCTGGCCGTGTTCAGCACTCTGATCCTGGGTGCCCACGCCTACGGTTCCACCGAGATCGAGGGCGGCGGCCTGGAGCACATCGTGAAGCAGCTGGGCTATGGTGACGACCCCCTGAACCAGCGCGCATCTGTGGGCTGGAAGGCACACAAGACCGCTGAGCGCCTGGTGGAGCAGTACATGGTGCGCATTGAGAGCTGCAGCGCACGGTACAGCGCAACGGCTGAGGCAAACTAAGGGGAATGTTCTCTTTTGCGTGCCAAAAGAGAACCAGAAAAGCACCCGCTACTTTCGAAGCGCGGGAGGCACGAACTAGGGGCTGCTCGCCCCTAGTAAC